CGGCAGAACCTGCGGTGCCTGCGCCCTCCCAACCCACGCTTGAACGGTAGGTTGCGGCCTTGCCTGGTGTGATTTCCCTTACTCCAAAATCCTTGCCGAATTTTGGGAACTTAAACTCGGCGTTATCCATCAATGCGGCTGCCACTACGGAATCCAGCATCGGAACGTCCTTTATAACGTTACTAAAAACTTTAGCTGCCTCTACTACTGCGAAACTCATACTATATACCCCCTGTTATTCTTTCTGTGTTACTTCAACACCGCATTTAATGTGAACTGCAACGGTTTTGTTGCTGTCGCGCTCTTTTTCTCAGGTAGTATAGCGCTCATCGCCTTGCTACCCTTGAACCCCTTTTCCTCTGTGGCTTCCTCTGTCTTTGGCTCTTCCTTTGCAGGTTCTGCCTCTGCACCCTTGAACAAAAACTTGTAATCCCCTGCAAATGCGGCTTTAACCTCATCTACACCTGCTACTGCGTCTCCGTCTACTGTGATGCCTGCCTCCGCTACCTGCCTTGCAATACCCTCTGCGACTGCGTTTACAGCCTCTAAGCCATCCAAAGCGTTAGCGATTGCGTCCTCCAGAACCTTTGCGCGTGCGTCATCTTCCAGTTGCTTTATCTGTAAAGACTTCTTACTCACTTCGGCCTCGAGTTCTGCGATTTTTGCCTTTAATTCTTTTTCATCCACGTCTGTTACCCCCTTGTCATCTTCTTGTCTATATCCCTTAACCACACCGGAACCCTTTTGTGCCGGTACGGCTACGAAAGACCATTCATAAACATCGTCTACGTCTACAATCTCGACACAACCCACTTGCTGTGCCTTTTCCGTTGAATTGAACCCTATACTTACTTCCTGTAATAGACCCGACTTTATACCCTCTATGAGTGCCTTATTGGCCTCTGTATCGAGTGTGTAGGCATAACCCACTACACATGCGCCTGCCTCGGTTTGTTCTACCTCGGCTTTATATATTCGGCTGTGTACGCCCTCGACCTGCCACGAGTGGTTCCTTATACCGGCTTTTCCAACTACAAAACCTGCTATGCTCTGTAAGGCTGTTTGGCTGAACCGTTCACCGTCTCTGTCGATTTGGTCATCACAGAGGCGCACAGGGTAGCAGAAAAGGTGTTCAGGCTGTATATCCTCGCCCTTTAGATAACCCTTGATTAACTCGAAATCTTCGGCACTTGGGGCTGTGAACATCCCCGCGTGTGCTGTGCCCTCAAATGCTTTATTAATCCGCATTGATGTTTGCCCCCTCTAGTACGCTAAATTGAATTTCGCCTGCTAAGGCTTCGCGTTCGCTGTCTCCTATATCGCCTGTTGTAAAGGACGGTAGGGTTGGCGCTTCGCTTGTGGTGGTTGGTTGGTTAAGTAGAGTAGATTCTGCAGGCTGTACACCTGCGAGTTCCTGCGCTTTGACCTCTGCCTCGTAGGTGGTCACACCATCGAGTTTTGCGATTGCTTGTGCTACGCTTAGTGTGGTGGCACCGCCTGTGCGGCTTGATACGATTTGTGCGAGTGTTTCCTCGTCCTGGATAAAACCCGCATTGCAGATTATTGAGAAATCCGAGACTTTCATATCCTCTAAACCCGCTGATTTAGCGATTTTATACACCAATTCCTTTAGCGAGTGCATAACCCTTGTTATAAAGGATTCGGCCCTTAACTCACTCTTGTACATGCTCACTTTTAGCGCCTTTGCGCTCATGTTGGTGCCTAACTCCTTGGTGTCATACATACTAAAAGCCAAGGACGTGTCACGTGATAGGCGCTTTAGGCTCTCTGTGTACACCTCGCGTGCGGCTGCTATCTTCAACTCAACATCTGGCGATGCGTAGGATACAGCCGCATTTTTGGGGTCTGTGTCCTCGTCGTAGGCGATGGTGTCGCTCATGCTATCGTATACAGCACCGCTGTTTTCATCACGCATTGTCGCACTTTTAGGCATTGTTTTTGTGAACTCTTTAGTTCTTTCAAGTAATTGAAGGAGTGTGCCAAATGCACGGATTGACGCTATAATAGCGGGTTCCCAATACTTGTACTGAGACTCGCCTATTACCCCGTCTTCTGATGTGCCTGAAAATACGATTATTGGGCTTTCATCACTCGGCTTTGCGCTTTCGCTTTCTACTTGCTCGCCAAGTGTTTTATCACTATATAGATGTGTAATTTTCTCAATCGTGCCATCTGCGTGGTATAGCATAAACTCAACTAATTTTGTATTAGTCTCATGCCTACCGGACTTTTGTGTGTATATGTTAAAAAATAGATTAACTGCCACCTCTGTCGTATCGTCCTCACACATAAGCGGAATCCAACACTTCAGCGGCATATCTATAACTTTTGTCTTGCCGTTGCGGGTATCTACCCGCTTAACACTGTTACCATACCTGATACAATCGCGTATAATACTTTGCCACGCCGTAGCAAAGTTACTTCCGTTTACTGCCTCGTCAAAACCCTTTAAGTCTTGCTTGGAATCAATCATTGGAGGCTTGGCCGATATCATATCTACATGTGTCTCCGTTATTTCGCGGAAATCCGGTAGATTTGGTATGATTTGTGTTACAGGCATATTGGTTACTGGTTTTCGCAGGTAGTCTTGAAAAGCGATAATGCTCGGGAAAATTTCAGCATAATTAGCCCTATAAAGTTCAAGGTTGGTTTTATAAATATTTGCACGCTCCTGCACGTGTGCAGGTGGGAAAATATCGCCACTTACCCAAGGTAATGCACCACGCCAAATTATCGTATTAGGCGGGGTTGTGGAGAAATCTGTCTCCGTCAGTATGTTTCCGTTGGCACGTCTTGTGCCTGGTAAAAATGGTGACATTGCGTGCATTTAGTACCCCTTTACTTTTTTGTCCTCGACCCGCTTATCAAGTAACGCAGAGCGTCACAGGCGTGGTCGTTGGCTTTTATTACGTCGTCGGAGCCGTTACCCTTGTATGCGTATGTGTACAACTCTGCGATTAGGTTTACTAGGTCATCCACTATGAACAAAGTCTCTTCTGTGAAACAATCGTAGACGCGCTGTATACCCTCTTTTACTGAATTGTCCGCATCCTCGAAATTGTGAATTCTTAGTTCTCTGAGTTTATCTTTTAGCGCAGTAGCGCTTGGGTCAACATAGATTTTCTTTACTGGGTACTTCTGCAACAACACGACCAACTTTGTCCCTATTTCGCTTAGTGTCGTGCTTTTCAAATACTCTTCTTCTAAAACAACCCGTGTACCCGTTTTATCTTGTCCTGCAAGCACTATGCTTGTTGGGTTGTTTAACCCAAAATCTATTCCTACGTCATATCTGCTGTACTCTACCTGCTCGGCTTGCTCTCTCGTGAGTGTGTGCGTTTTTCGCTTAAAGCATCCATACACCAAACCCTCAGCCGCTGCCCATTCTCCTAACACATACCTTGCATAGTAGGCGGGTTGACCCTCGTACATTTTCCGCAGATTCCTATAATATGCCTCTGCGCCTGTGGTTATGTTGTCCTCTGCAGTCCACTTGACCCACCGGATTCCACCCTCGCCTGCGTCCATCATCTGCTTTAGATAATGCACCGGACTATCTGGGTTTGTGGCTCCTATAAAACTCAGAACCCAACCTTCTGGCGCTTCTCCGCGTAACCTACCAATGACCTTTAAAAAGTTATCCTTAGACCATGTGGAGACCTCGTCCCCTATAATCAGGTATGCGTTTATACCCCTGACTCTTGCCTCTGCGTTTGCGTCGTTTAGCCCTACAATTCGTACTCTATGCCCATAAAGGACTGCGTCCTTTTCGTAGCCGTCTTTCTTGCTCTTGTCATACCTAAAATGCTTACCGAATTTCGCTGCCCATGGGTTGCATATATTGCTTTTCGCCGCTTGTGCGGTTTTACCTACTACCAGTATGCAACCGTCTCCGGGCGGTGGTGCGCTCTTTTTTGCCTTGTACCCTACACCTATTGTGATGCAGTAGGTCTTCCCACACCCGTATGGCCCGTAGTGGATTTCACTCTCTACTGTGCCTATGCTCGCTATCGTCTGCAGTTGTCTCCTGCTCAGTAGTTCCATATGCCACCCCTTTAGCCCTCTGCTAAAGCATCAAGCGAGGCGCTTATTTGCTCAAATGTATCCTCTTCCTCACTATTGACGCCCAAGGGCTGTGCCTTAACGGCTGCGCCTTGCTCTGCCTCTAACTTCAACCACAACGCCCCTACATTCGCCAAGTCCCGCGTCGTACTTGCGTCTACTACCCCTTTTGCTAAGTTATCGCTATATAAATCCAATGTCCTGTCTATCGCTCTGTATAACTTCGTCTTTATATCTACAATCGCTTGGATGTTTACTTTCTCAACCTTTGCCGCTATTTCTGCGTCTCTCTGTACCACTCTCGCTACCCAACCGAATGACTTGCTCCATATATCAACTGAGGTCTTTGCCAACCCCAGCTCTTCTGCTATCCGCTTAGTGCTCCTATCTGTCCCCATTGCGTAATACAGCTCAAATGCCGCTTTATGTGCGGCATTCTCGGTTTTTACTACCCACGCCATCTCGCGTCACCCCTTTACTGCATAGTGGCCGCTTATCTGCTGCATATCTCCTACTATTGATGCTCGCGCTTCGCGCTCGTCTTGCATAAAATAAAAACCCCTGAACCACCGGCGCATCCTTACCCCTGCGGGGTAGTTGTCGCTATTGGCTCAAAGGCTCTTGTTGTGCGGGTTTTCGGTTAGATTGTTAGATTATGCAAGTTACTTCTTCCTTGCAGGCTTTACACCATAGCGCAAGCTTTCCGTTTGTTTCCTTACTGCGCTTTCCCAGCACCTTGCCACATACACAATGCACCTGTTCCATAGCCTCATCGTCTACTAATCTTATAGCCTTGTACTGCTCATACTGAGGCATTAAGGCTTCTAACTCCTCATTGCTCATAGTCTCACTACCTCGCCCTTTTCTCTGTCCACGTATATAAGCGGCTCGCTTATATACCTCACATCCAGCATTAACCTTAAAATCTTCAAATCTGGGTCATGCACCGGCTCCGTTAGCACCACGATAGTGGATTTATAGAGCATATCGCACAGACGCGGGAGTGGAGCGTAGAGCATAGTTGAGAGTTCTCCGATGCCAGTTAAGATGTTATAGATGTTTGGGTCGCGCTGGTTGACCAGCGCGGGGATTAGTAAAAATCTATCAAGTTTTATATCTTCTTGTAACTTGCTCAAAATCTCTTTCATCCTTGCCTCGCCTTTCTATATACTGCGTGGGCTGGCGCTTGGCTCAGCCCACGCAGTCGTATGGAGGAGGACTCCAGACTAGCGCTTTAAAGTTCCTGTCAATTCCAAATGTTCCTTGAAAAAATTTTTCCTTATAACTCTTCCTATATATAATGGTTTTTTATGTCCACAAAAGTGTGTCGTTTTTAAAAATATGCACCCAAAATAAAAATATATGCCCATTTAGTTTTTGTGCTCAACATAAAAGGGTGTAGCCGCTTTTGACTACACCCTCTTGTCAAAACACATTATTGTCTATGCAATGCCTTATAGACCTCTCTATAAGTGTACTAAATGGTATACCCGTTCTTCTTGCAAAATTCTCAAACTCTTGTGCGTCGGCCTCTGTCAATTTACAACCCTTTGCCACCGTTTTCTTTTCAGAAAAATTACTCGTTGCAAGCGTCTTTAAATGGTACATTGTATGTCTGTATGCGGTGTTAAAACGAAAGTCACAAGCGACGCCATAGTCTTCTGTTTTGAGCATACGCGGCCAAGACACTTTCATATGACCATCCTCTACAAAAATACATGCGTCATACTCGCTTAAATCCTCGGTCGCATACCGGATTGTCTTGACTTTCTGTGTAATATAATCAATTCTATAATAATAGAAAATGCCGTCTACCCATGTCGAATTTATTATTGTTTTTCTGCCCATTTCATACCCCCCTTTTCTGCTATCACTCCAAAATCTCGCATATATCCTCGTAGTATCGAGTTATTACTATACTTATGAGGTCTTTTTCGTCTTTGTCCAGGGTTGCACATACCTCTGCGAGTTTAACCCCTGCTTTCCTATCATCCGCTGCTGTGAGTTGAGTTAGTCTGAAAATGTCCTTACCCTGCTGAAAGTATAGCCGTTCTCGTAGAGTAATGTACTCTTCTATTATTAGTCCCTGACAGTCTGCATAAATTGTGTCAATAATCGCCGCTTTTGCGGTTGTGTCGTCGTACTCTACATACCTAAGTGCCTTTTTGCTATCATCCAGTGTCGTGTTGTGCGCGTATTTTACCAAGCCGCCCACGGCTCGTGCGAGGTTGCTTTCTTTCTCTCTTAACCGCTGTATACCCGTCATCGTGGTTTTTTCCGATTCTGTGAGCAGATAACCGCTCAAGTGTTCGCGTGTGTGCTCGGGCATTGCCTCAAGATTATGGCCGTAATGCAATTCGATTTTAGCGGCTTTGTGATAGTCAAATTCAGGATTGATGCTAAAGGTCAGCATGCCGCAGTTCTGGTTCTTCGGTTCTTCTACCCTTACCGGCTTCTGCTCTTGCACTTGCACTTCTTCATGATGCTTTGCAAATTTACCCGCTTGTATTTCTGCTACAAGTTGATTTACTACCTCTAAAGCCTCTGCGTGGCGCTCTTCCTGTGTTTTCATATGTACCTCCGTGCGTTTATTTTTTCTCGCCCGGTAACTCTTATATACTTATTATACTACCTCGCTGTGTATTTTTGTTAACTTGTGTAAACATTTTATGTAATTCATAATTGCTTATATATCAACGCTTTTAGTGTGGTTGGTGGTTGTGTAACATAAATGTAATAATAGGGAAAGGGCGGGTGTTAACCCGCCGCTTTCTGCTGTTTGTCTATATACCCTTTCATCACTACAAGTGTACGCAACATGTCCTCTGAAAGATTAAGGCCTTGGTCTGTACCCCTTAGCGCTCCTGTTGCGCATAATTCGCTTAGCGCCTGTTGCGCCCATTTTGGGGCTTCTGCTACTGTCTGTATCCTCTTACCCTCTACCTCTTCATCCTTTTCCTCTACCACCGGCACTGGCTTTACATCGTATGCGCTGTAATCCACGAATGGACACCGGTACCAGTGTTTCCAACCCTTAGCGCTGACTTTTAGCACGGTTGGGGGTTGGCACGCAGATGCGATATCTATTGCAAAGCCGTTTCCGATGTATACGCCTGCGTGACCTCCTAAGTGGAGCAGGAGGCCCGGCTCCTCAGGGATTGCGTCTACCCCTATTGTCCCGTGTTTACAGCCTGCTGCGACGGCTGTTTGGTACATTCCGTCTGCGCTTTTGTCCTGCGCTGGCACATACCCTGGTCCTGTCCTCCACCCCCATAGCGCCGCTTTTGCGAGTCCGATGCAGTCTGAGCCGCGCAGGCGTGGGTTTTCCTTACACATAGCGAGCAATGCGGCTTTTTTTGTGACCCGCTGCCCTTTATATGTGGTCAATCCTGCATACCACTTATACACGCTTGCACCCGTTTGTGAGGCTTTCTGATTGATTAGTGTCTCTGTCAGAACCTGACCAAATGTCCCATATGCGTATACCACTCCCGCGGCGTTTAGGGCTAAAACTTGTTCCACTACCTCTTTTGCTGTTATCATACACGTGTTCCTCCTTGTAAATTCTCTAATACTTTTGTTACGTATAGCGTCTCTGAATATACCTGTGATGCCCTGCACAGTAAGATTTCTCCCTCTGTTGTGCTTGTGCTTATGTGATACTTCGACCTGCAATTCTGTATGTCCTCAACCCCTTGGTTAACTACGGCTTTTAGTAGACCTGCTAAATCTTGCATATAATATCCTCGCTTTCAGTGGTGTTTTGGGTAATTTCGTTTTCGCGCATCTGCGTATTTTCCCGCCACTACCCCACCACCGAGCCATAGGTCAATATCCAAATTCCTGTAACTATCAAGCAAAAGGATAACCTGACCGCGTTTTATGTAATTCGGGTCTACCTTGGTACCTTCTCCCAGTCGTGTCACTACCGAATCCGAAACCCCTGTTGCCTCTTCTACCGCTCTACACGTGTAATGCCTGAAAAACTCTTTTGCGTAGTACTCGTGCGCCTCTTCAAAAGGGATGCCTTTACCTGACTGACCTTTGCTTTCCATGACCCTTACCCACCGGCGCTGCCTTAATTCCTTTACCTGCTCGCGCATTACTACCGCCCAGCCACTTAGCGATGCCATGCACTCGGCTCGCAACTGTTTTTCATCTTCTTCACTCAAAAAATTGTCGAATTTATACAGTTCAATCATATGATTGAACCCTACTAGTTCGAGTTCGTAGTGTGTGAGGTCTTGCGATGCCTCTTCTCTCTCTTCCTCAGAAAATCCGGCTATTGCCTTTTTAAAGGCTTTTGTGACCGTGTACGATGTACCCTCAAAAAGATTAGGGCTTAGGCTTCGTGATGCATACAGCACCTTGGTTTTCTGTGCGTTTGCGTTTGCTTGTTCTGCTACGATGCTTTCAAGATTTAGCATATGTGAATCCTCCGCATAATATTTTTTACTTTCTTCCTGCAACTGCGGAGTTTTAGTTTCCTTATGTTTTTTGTTCCTTTATCGCTTGTAGGGCTTCATCCACCAACGTATTGTCGTTAAAGCCTCTTGTAATAATATTCTTAACTGTCTCCCGTCCTACCCCTGTTTGTTCTTCTACTGCTCTGTATGAGTGTGTAGCCTCGTATACCTGTAGAACTTTCACTATAACCGGAACCGGCAGTTTAAGTTTTTTGCCTGTCCCCCTTGGCAGTACTGTTCTCCCAGGCTTCGCGTCTCCTGTCTCGCTTATAATAGGCTTTTCGGCTTCGCCCGTTTTCACGATGTACCCCTGCTCGTTTACTGCCATGCCGGACCTTTTCAGAATCTCAGTAAGTGCGTCAATAATGTGCACCTTTGGTATATCTTGCACGCATCGGCAGTTGGCGCAGGTGTTTATGCGTTTGCGGTTATCATCTACGATGTCTAATCCTTGCAGAAAAGGGCAACCACCGTCTCGTAGGCAGTTCTGACTTACAAAGTGGATTCGCTCTTCAGCGCGTATCGCTTTCATAAAATGCAACCCCCTTTCGTATATCTTCGTCCTCGCAGGTTTTGTAGTGCCTTAGGCATACTGTTTTGCTAATTCTCAGTATCCGCGCTGCGTCGATGCTGTCTACACCTTGCAGATAGTAGTCTCGTATAACCCTCAGCAAATCGTCATCCTTGTACTTCCGCTTGGTCTCTGTCGCGTCCTTGTCGTAGCGCTTTTCTTTCCACTTTTTTAAGTCTATGTCTGCAAAGTCGCTGGATAACTCAACAATTATGTTTCTCTTATACTCGTGTGCCTGCCTGCCTGCCTCGATTGTGTACCTCGCTATAGATGTTTTGCTTACTACGCAGCGAGTTTGATTCGCTATTGCGATTGTGCTGTAACCGATTGATGCGAGCAGGATGCACAGCTGCCTTAATTCTTCCCCTACCTCAAAAAATACCCGCTCTTTGTAACCCTCTTTTTCCTCAAATGCCCTGTCTCGCTCTGCTGCTAAAATCCTTATACGCTCTCGTATGTAACCCCACTCTGCGCTGCATCTTCTACTGTTCGCATCCAACAATTCAAGTTTTTCAGCGTGTGTCAGAATCCAAGATGCTTTTATGATTTTGTCGCTGTTGTCCTCTATTTGCTCCCCCAGACCCCTTAACCCTTTTGGTATCACTACCTGCGTTTGTACATATACATGCCTCTTCATCCTTGTCCTCCTCCCTCTGTGGCAGGTTTAAGCCACTAAACCTGCCGGTGGTAGTTTTAAGGGCTTATAACTGCCACATGGTGGCTTTAGTGCGCTATACCTACCACGCTGTCAGGTTTAAGGCGGTAAAACTGCCAATAAAAAAGTGATGGTCGCAGGATTTACTTTTCTCCTACAACCACCACCAACCACCGGTGTACCCTGTCTTGCTTATACTGCCACTTGCATTAACTTTGTGTACTTCTCACACTCTCTTAACTCGAACTCCACCTCTGCCTGCCATGCCCTTAATTCTTCAACTTCTGCTGCATATCTTGCGGCTTTCATGGCTTCTGCTTGGGCTACAAGGGCTTGTACGACCTTTAGGCTGTTTTCTGTACTCTGTAACAACTCTGTTATACTCATACTCTGCGTCCTCCCGCATTTTATATCAACTGTTAAACACCGGGCCGTCTTCGTAATCTACGCTGTCAAGCAATTCTAGCGTTATGCACTGACCGCCATTCACATAGTCGAGAAAATTCTGTCTGTATGTCGAACTCGGTAAGCACAGCACCTCTTTTTCAATTTTGCCTTCTCTGTCGCCCTCAGTTACTAAGTGAATGTTACAACGAAAAGTTGTTTTGTAGTTTACCCAATCGGCATACCGCGATTTCGTGTTTGCGTCCTTGTTCTTCTTTGCGTCTTTCAGCATGTCTGCGTACTTTGTACAAAACTCAGCCTTAGCCTCTTCTATTGCTTGTGATACCGCTTTTGAGTCAAAATCTTTTCTTGTCTTCATAGTGTGTGTCCTCCTCCGTTTTATTTGCTTAGGTCCTGCTCTACTACAACCCTCAAATACTCGCTATATGTCTTAATCCCTTTATATTCCATTACTTCCTCTATATCCTGTAACTGCGTCTCCGTTACCCTTACACCAAGCAGTGTGCTTTTCCGGTCCTCTTCTTTCAGGGTTTTTCTGCCTAACTTTTTAGCCATTCTCAACACCTCCTAACCGCGTTTTGTTGTCTGTTGCAATTTGGAATTACTTCCTCCTCACACTCTTATTATAGCATAAAGTCAATAATTTTTGTTAACTCGTGTAAACATTTATCAATATTTGTAATTGTAGTTATATCAATCATTTATGCGTATTCGCGGGTTGTGTAACAAAACTGTAATATAATAAAATGAGAGGGCTTTGCGCCCTCCCATCCCTTGGTTTTCTTCTTATTCTGTTGGTGTTGCTTGTGTTAGGGTGTGTACCACTCGAATTTCTTGGCCTCTTCGTCTAGGTCGTCATCCTCATCCTCGTCAGGTTCGCCAAAATTGATTGTGCGCATGCAATCCGCTTGGTATGGCTTGCGTTCGCCCCATATGTCATACGCGATTGGCTGCCAAGAAAGTCGGTCATGGCGGCCCTTGGTCGGGTAGAGTTCGGATTCAATTTTAAATGAAATGCAGTCGCCCGTTGGGATTTCGCACACCGTGACATCCTGGGCCCCATATTTTCCTACGTACACGCGCAAATACAGGGTCAAATCGTTGCGGCATCTGAAAGTGTTTTCCATTTCTCTGCCCGCGCGCACATCGATGAGCGAGGCCTCGTACATTGGCTTTTCCCACACAATTCCCCGGCCCTCGATGTGTTCGTATTGCATTATTTCAGCATCGATTAGCGGGATGTTGATTGTACCCGATTGCGACCCGAACCACCCAAACGAGCATATGAGGCTATTTTCGAGTTGTTCGAGGCTACATACTGCGCTCAACGAATAGGACCTGTGCAGCATAGAAAACCGGTTTGAATCCTGCGACTCCTCTGTTGTCGCAGGTGTGAACTGAAAGAGCAGGAATTTGGGGATTTTCAATGTTTTGTCTGCCTGTTCTGCTGTGAGGCCGAGTTTGCTGTCGCTTTCAAAGTTGAAAGCATTTGAGCTGTAGTTCGCGCTGGTCTGTTTCAGCATCATGGATACGAATGCATCGACCTCGGACTTCAGCGCATAATCCTCGTTTTGGCGCTTCAGTACCTCTCTTGCCAGTTTCGTGTACAAGACTCGGAGTGTCATCTGCAACATCTTTTACCCCTCTTTTCTCACTTTAAAGGATATTAATTACATTTACACACTACCGGATGATTGGCTTTCTGTCAGCTCTTTTATGTACGCCCTAAAATCTATATACTTGATACATAAGCGTGATAGGATGATGGTGTATGGATAAGATTTTAGTTGCGGGTTATAGACGAGTAAGCACGAAAAGCCTTGACCAAGCAAAGAGTTACGAAGACCAGGACGCAAGACTGCGCGAGTTTGTTGATGATACGGAAAAGTATGAGTTGTATGATGTTTATCAAGATGAAGGATTGACAGGCACTGCGCTTTTTAAGCGCAAAGATTTTGTGCGTCTTATAAAAGATGCAGGACTAGCTATATATGAGAAAGAGGTAGAGCGCGAAGGAAAAGCGAAAAAGCGCCTTGTTTATACCGTTTATGCTGACCCAACAAAAACACCAAAGTTTCGGCGCATACTTGTGAAAGACACCTCGCGCTTTGCCCGTAATGTCAACATAAAGACAATCCTTGATGAACTCCTCATTAATGGTATCGCTGTTGATTTTATAGACAAAGGCAAAAGCATTGAGACGCAAGAAGATTTAGCAGACATCCTAAGCGAGTTAGCTTTTGATGAAAAATACAGTCGCGACCTTTCGCGCAAACTGCTTGCAGGAAATCTACGCAGCGCAGAGCGCGGGGTGGTGCGCTCTGGCTACGAAAAGTATGGCTATAAGTACATACCACGTGAGCGTGGCAAAATCACGGAGGAAAACAACAATCGCCTTGTGCTTATACCACATGAGGCGCTTGTTATAAGGCAGTTATACAGACTATACGCTGGGTGTTGGGATTATGCTACACAACCTGTGTATGTTGAGTGTGACGGACTTTGTGATGCTTGCACGATACCTAAGACTCAAGGAATTGGATATAGAAGTATTCTGCAAATATTTCGCACTTTTGGCTATAAAACACGCAAAGGTTCTGATTTCACACAGTCTTCGTTAAAACACCTGCTTGAGAATGAGAAACATTGTGGCCTGCTAAACAACAGGAAATTCACGCACGGTACAGTTTTTAACCAATTACCCACCCCTGCTGTGCGTCAGGATTATGTCCTTAATCTTCAACAGTCACAGCATATTGAGGCAATCATACAACCTACGTTATATCTGTACTGTCTTGAAAAGGCCGTATCGCGCTCTATCAACTCCAAAGGCAAGTTTATAGGCTCATACAGCAAGTACAAGGGGAGGCTATACTGCGGAAATTGCAAAGGCCCATATGTTCATACAAAATCTAACAAATATCATGAGGTCAAGGGTTATTATACATGCAAGAAACGAAGGATGCAGGGTAAGGACGTATGCCCTGCTGTAACGGCGTTTGATTGGCAGGTTGACGCATATATAACCCAACTGTGTGCAACCGACCTACACGCCCAGATTACACACGAATACAAACGATTGATTGGCAAAATCTTTATGCGCTATGAGTATGCGTATGACCGTATTGTTGCTTGTGATACACCGGCCATCGTCGCTCTTGACGCAGAGATAAAGAATGAGACAAAGGTTTTTGCTACCCTTGCTATCCAATCTGCACGCAGCGCTGTGTATGCCGAGGCTGTATCCTCAGAAATTACGCGGTTAGAGGCGTGGCTGACTGAGGCACGCGACAGGCTCACCGAACTGCGAAAGACCCCTGATGAACTCTTGCACGAGACGCAGGAGTTGACTACTAACGCGGATAAGGTGTTGTCACTCATACATAGTGTCAAGCCGTCCTACACCCTTGACGAACTTTGGGAAGTCGTAGACCGCGTTATTGTTTACGGTCAGAGCAAGCGGGGCAACAAAACCCCTGATTGCGCATTCGTTCCTGTGCTACATCCTGCTACACTTGCTGAGCGTTTAGTCCTTGATGTCCCTATTTCGCTCTATAAGGCTAAGCGACCTGTTGACATCTCCTATGTAGCCTCACTATCCCTTGATGCCTTGCAGTGTAAAATAGATGGCTACAAGGCTGAGGTGGCTACACTATCCAAATCATTTGACAATCGGTAAATGGTATATGTATCAGTAAAGCCCATTGTTGTGTTCTGCGTTGATTTTGATGAAACGCCTGTTAATGCGGGTTTCCGCTATCGTGTTTATGTATCATACGTTATCTAATGTATGTTACATATACCATTTACCAATTGTCAAACACCAACCACCCAATAATAAATTTAGGGTATACCCTTTTTTCTATATTCCTTGGTTATAAAAATAGAATCAATTATGCATTTATTTTATACTTTCACTCATATGTCCTTGACTTCAGTTTTACATCTGGATATAGTTGATGTAGTTGGAGTGATTTGGAGGCAGTTTTGTATGATAGTGGCATATGTGCGAGTAAGCACTATAACTCAAAAAGATGATAGGCAGGTTGACCTGCTACAAAAGTATAACATTGGCAAGTGGTACACAGAAAAAGTAAGCGCTAAGGATATGAACCGCCCTGAATTGCTCGCAATGCTCGACTTTGTACGAGAGGGCGACACGGTGTATGTTGAGAGTTACAGTCGCTTGGCACGTAACACACAGCATCTGCTCGAGATTGTGCAGACGCTCGAAAAGAAAGGCGTAAGGCTCGTGAGTGCCAAGGAATCGCTGGATACCTCTACCCCAACGGGCAAAATGATGCTTACAATCATTGCAAGCATAGGGACTTTTGAGCGGGAGTGCCTGCTCGAACGACAGCGTGAGGGTATAGCCATATACAAGGCTAAAGGCGGTTATAAGGGCCGTAAACCCGTCTGTATAAAAGAATTCGCTTATCACTATGACCGCTACATGCACCGACTTGTCACAAAAACCCAACTTGCCAAAGATTTACATATTACTGTTCCTACCCTTAACCGGCTTATAAAGGAACACACAGCATCAGCAGGTTTATAAACCTGCTGATTTCTTTTATTACCTCGCGTATATTTTTTATAAAAGAACATATGTACTTATTATTAAATAAACCCGCATATTTATAATCTTCACAATGTACTTCTATCAGTACATTTGCATACAAAAGTGTTCAAATTGTTGATAAATCAAGCACTTGAGAAAATCCGCGCAGGCTTACTGCCACCTGCTACCTGCGCTTTTTTTCTTGCCCGTTTTTGCGCTTTTATTTTCCGTTTTTTTCTCAAAAACAAACCGGTGTATAATGTGGGTTTTTATACACCGAATTACCCCCACCTGCTTATACCCCTATTCTTCAAATCTTCTTTCCCTTTTCCTATTACTAAACACCAAAAACCTACAAACCCATAGATGCGTTGATATGACTACATTTGTTACATATCTCGCAAAGTGCCTTATTTGTTGCGCTTTAGCGCATTGTTGACGTTTTTTTGGGTCTGGTTGGTGTTTAGTGTCGTGGTGGTGGGTGTGTGGTGTTTAGATTTGTTATAGGTGGTGGTTAGGGGCAAAAAACTAAGAGGCGCACCAAAGGTGCGCCTCTCTATCCTGCGAGTTGTATAAGGTTCATTCAGATTTGGGTCTCAAACCGGACTCCATAATCGCTGTGATAGCGCCCTTCAGCGCGTCATATGCACCGGATGTTAACACCCCCAGCACCAACCCCGTTAATGCCGATTGCATTCCACTTGGTGCTATACCCATCAAAACCCCTAAGCCTGCTCCCACCACCATGGCAAATATTGGCAACAGCCTTTTTACCAAGGTTACATATTTTGTCTCTGCTGTCAAAGCCTTTATGCCTGTCAATACCCCATACACTACCAGCATCAACAGTAATCCGTTACCTGCCACTATGCTTGCGATTAGTGCTTGTATCATATCGTAAAACATAAGCATTGTCCCTCCTTTTATACCCCTGTGTCTCTCGCTATTTGTGTGTAGATGTCCGTGGTTAATATGGTTTCTGCTCCTTTGGTGTAGGTTTTGCTGTATGCACCGTAGGCTATAATCGGGCCTATGCTGCCATTCAACAGCATATACTTCATGACTGCATAGGATGTGTTTTTCATCAAAGTGTCCGCTGCGCCTGACGATTGGTAAAACCCTTGTGCTAATGCAGACATGAACATTTTTTCTACTGTAGCACCTGACCCGATTGCCAACTCCTGACCGCAACCTACGAAAAATGGCTCTGAAATTGTAGGGAATATGTTTGCCAGGTCTGTAAATTTATAGGATATTAGGGCCTTCCAATCGTGGAGCATGAATGTTCCGTCGTCGTTGCTGGATATATTCCAGTGCGCCAACAAGTAAGCAGGCACTGTGAGTGTGAGGGCGGTTGTGGTTACAGCAAGGGTGGATTTGGTAATCAAGCAATACATCGGTGTATAGTAGGAGTCCACCTCGGTATAACTTCGGTCTTCTTTTACCTGTAAGTACAAATCTGTGCCAACCTTGAGAAAGCGTGTGCTTTCTGTGAGTGTGTAACTCGTGAGTGACCCTGTTACAGGCGTTTTTGTGGTTAGGTTATACGAAAAAAGCCCAAACGCGTTGCTTGCCGAGGATTCTGTTGTCGTATCGCCTGAGGTTATTCCATATAAAACACTATCTATCACGTACTGTGCCTGACCCCATGGGCTGAAATAACCCGCATAATCTCCTGTATATCTTGTCTCTTCACCTGTCGCCAAGTTGTATGCGTAGACCCCTGAAATTCCACTTCGCTTGATTAGGATGGTGTTTTCGTCTGTTACACCTGAAACGCCATTTCTCACATAACAACATGATTTTGCGAGGATTTGCGCTGTGTCTGTATGTACCATGGTCCCCGCGAAAACCGGTTGACGGTTGGCATCGGAGGTTATAGCACTGTTATCCTGTAACTTCTCTAAATTTACGAGTGAGACGCACACTGAGTCAAAAGCCCCTGTGCCTTGGCCGGCAGGCCAGTTGTATGTTATACCCGCATACTGCCCTGGAACATTGAAAACCCCTGAGCGCTCAATGGTTAGCCCATCCTTTGAGGTTGCGAGGACAGCGGGGTCGATGGTGTTAGAGGCTCTTGCTATGATTGCAGAGGCGGTGGCTTCACATTTCGCATTTAAAAAAGACGGGACTTTCTCCCAGCGATGCGGGAATCCGTCTGTTTTGTTATACAGATAAACCCACAAATTGCTGGCCTTATCGTAATTATCTATGATGTTGTCGGTGTTAAAAAGTTTAAAAGTACCGAGGCCGAGCGCTTTACCGCCCTTGGCGCTCTTCTCTGTCAGTTTTGTGATAAAGTCGAACCCCAACAGCGCTAATGCCGTCCCCATCGGTGTTTCCACCGCTTGTGCTATTTCCCCGTTGGAATTAATTACCGGTGTGATTGTTAACATATTTACCCCCTGCTATTCATCTATTTTAGTTAGTCCTTGTATCGCTAAGTCCCCAACCAAACCCATATACATATGCTCTGGAGCAGCTACACCATCTACGATTAACTTTGCCAATCCTGTTGTGCGTAAATCTGCTACAATGCTGACAGTTAGCGTTTTGCTCTCTGGTTCTTGCATACTGACCTTTGTCAATCCTGTTGTGCTCAAATCCGCTACAATGCTTGTGTTAAGTGTTTTGCTCGCTGGCTCTACCATCACAAGCGCTGTATATGTACCGCTGTGTAAATCGCCTACTACACCAATTTTTATATGTTCTTTCTCATATGTGTAGACCCTTGCGCCTGTGAACCCCTTTGTCCTTGCATTTGCTACTGCACTCACATACAGCGATGATGATGCGGTCTCTTGCAGGGTTACAGATGTAAACGCTTTGCTGTATGCTCTGAATTTTACTTGTGCGAACATGGTTAATATGTTTACAATATTTTCCTTGCTATCGTTTTGCCTCAACTTCGTGTCAATCCTTATAATTAACCCACCAACTGGGATTGCGAGTTGTTTTACACCCTTTGGCTCCACTACTGCACTAACCTTAGCCCAATAAGGTACAGTACCTGGTGCCAACCACTCATCAAAGTTTGAGAATTTAAATGAATCCTGCCCACCACCGGCTATTGCGTTATGTTCGATTTCGCCCCGTTTATACCCATCTATGTATAAAATCACTTTGAGCGTCGCGTCTACCCCTATGTCCTCAGATACTAGATATCGCAGGTCTACTGTCGCTATCGATATGTCACTTATCAAATACATATTGTCGCTTTTTGTCCTTATAACCCCTTGGCCCGTCAACTCCAACAACGACCGTGTACTCATACCCAAGAAATCACTACCGCTGCCTCCACCGCCACAGCCTCCACCGCCACCGCCTACAATCAAACGGCTTAGCAGATTACCTGCTACTAACCTAACATCCGATGCCCCACCACCTGCCAGGCAACTACCCTTTGCGCCTCCACCTAGCCCGAATGGGCGCACCGGCGCTTTCTGTCCGCTGCCCTGCTGGCCTACATATATAAAAAGTTTTGTGCCTTGCACAAGGTTAAAACTCGCTTTTGCATACCCACCTTGACCACCGGAATATTTACTCTCCGGACCGCCTGTCTGTGTGAAACCGCCACCCTGTGCGCCCCAACACTCGATTACATAAACCCCTATTGCTGGTATTACATACTCCTGCACACTACCTGTGTACTCAAAAACAATATTTCCGTTTATTTTTACCTTACCGTTTCCAATTTTTTGGTTATAACCAAAATCTGAATCATACCCATAGTAAGCACTTTTCTCGAACCCCTCTCCAAACTCTGCGACCAGGTCCATATACCCCTCTATGCTTGTGTTTTCATCCCATCCACCACTACTGCCACCACCGCCGCCTGCAAAGGTGTAACCAGAACCGCCACCATACCAACCACCGCCACCACCGGCACTTGTATAGCCGCGTCCGTTACCACCATACCCTAACAGCCCATTACAGGCTCCGTCTCCACCTGCCTCTTGACCACCACCGATACCGGATAAGTCCCCGCCACTACCCTTGTATGCTGCCTTGCCATTCCTACCACCTGGAAAACCACCGGAGCCGTCATTGTCATTACCTCCGAAAAGATAAGGAAAATCATTGGCGTAACTGCCCAAAAAGCCAGGTTGACGCGGGGCTACAAAATAGGGTGCAAGCAACTTGCCTAATATTATTGCATCTTCATGCTTAAACAATGCTTGCTCCCTCCCCCTGCGCTACGATGGGCCAACCTTGGCCGGTCCCGCCTATTTCACTTATCCTGCTTATCTTTTACCGGCTCGCCCACTCGCCTTATCTTGCTCAATACACCGACTCGCCTACTCCGTACCAACCGGCGCATCTGCTTATATCCACGCTCTCGCTCTACTTCACACCATTGACGCACTCACTACAATCGTCGCATCCGCTCGATTGCCGCTTTGCTCTAATTGCCCAACTTGTCGCATACTGCTTGGTCTACGGCTTCGCCTGTTCACGCCTGCCTTGTACAACTCGTCCACGCTCGCCCACCGGCTCGCCTTGCTCCTACCTTGTACAACCTAACGCCTACACTTGTTCAACCTTGCTTATCCACGCCTACCGGCTCCATTTCCTCCACCGCTCATATCCACGCCTGCGGCTGCATCTATCATCCATGGAAAGGGCATAGAGGGCTTCATCTTCGCCGCTTGCAAATGTTCCTTGAAAAATTTTTTAAACCTTACTTAAAGTTCTCCCCATTAATAATGTTTTTTTATGTCCCCATTTATGTCTCTGTTTTGAAAATATGTCCACTTGTATATCGCTTCTCGTTGGGAGGCAACGAAATAAAAATATTTCGACTTTTTTCGACTGTACTCGACTTTATGTCTCTGTGACCATATACTCGCCCTCCAAAATACCGCCTATTGCTACCCCAAGGAAAAAGTCGCTCCACCAGTCCTCTGTTAAGGCTTCGCGGTCTCTTACAAACGGGGCAACCAAGGCCTCCATCTCTTCTTGTGTCATACTCTCAACCCCTTTATATTAATAGGTCTATCTGCTCGATTACATGCTGTATACTGATTGCCTGCCCATAATTGGTATTTATTGCTATTAGTTGACCCTGAAAATAAGTCGGTTGGAGTTTGATTTCAAGCGTTGAACCTTGTACAAGCCAACCAAGCCCGTTAAGGCTACCTACTTCGTCATCATTGTGATACACCTTAAAGGATGTTGCGGAGTCGCCTTTTGATACAGATTGCGTTACCTTACGCACATAGGCTTCTGATACATCTATGCTGCGATATGCGCCGATGCCGTAGATTACAAGTTGGTCGGTGGTTTGGTTAGTGATGATAATGGATAGTGAGGCCATGGGTTGGTTGGTGGTTTGGTAAATAGAGGAATCGGAGTAGCCGCGCGAGGTTGGTGTGAAAGTGTTAAAGCCAAATGCACGGAAAATTGCCTTGTTTATGGTGTTGTCGTTTATGTCCTTGCAGACTTCTTTTATAAGTAGTGTGGGGTTGGATTTGTAGTTGTTGGCGCTGGAAACCGCTGTGCAAGAGAACTCCACATCTATACGCATGAATTTACACTCATCCTGTACCTCAGAGGTTAGGACAAGCCTTGCAGAACCACCCGCCTGTATTACAAGTTGACTTTGCCCGTTGATTTCCGCGTTGACTAAAACCCATCTGTTATCCAAAAACCCCAAGAAACTGTCTCTTGCGAACTGTAGATTATCCATATCACACCACCCTTACAGCGGTTACGGTTGTGCTATACGCTGCGCCGTCGCTCAAATTGAACCCCGTTATCAAGTAGTCCCCCGCAATGTTTGCATCATCGGAGGTTATCGTGATGTACTGCTGAACCGTCAGGAGTTGCGACAGCGTGCCCGTTATTTCGACCTCTTGGCGCATAGACCTTAGATAACTTGCCACGGATGCTACATATGTGCGTGCCGCTGCGTCTTCCTGTATTACGTAGGATTCCAAGGTTAATGTATTCGCCACTTTTGCGTCTGTACCCGCTATTGTGCTTTCTACATAAGCATCCGTCACTCCTGTACACCGGCCTGTAACCTCTATGTTTGCGAGGAAATCATCAACCAGCGCGCTCACTATCGTGATGTCGATGCCACCCTGGTATGCGAGATAATCTATACTTGTTATCTTTTCGAGGTTGCTTTCTGCTGTTGCTGCTGTTGAAATGTGCACAGCGTCTATACCAAGCACGCTTTTACTAAGCGTCAGGCCTGTAAGGGCATTTACACCCGTCTTAATATTCGCATTGTTCAGCATTAAAAGCGTTTCAGAGGGGCGGTCATCCACCTTGTTGTAAAGCAGTTTGATTTTGTTGTACTGCGCGATTTTGTTGTGCTTTACGGTCACTGTCTCTATGGTGCTGTCGTCCATTACATATGCTATGGTTTTGGTTGGGATTGCAGGGCGCACCTCTATAACCCCTGCGCGATTCACATATATGCGTGCTAAAAGCGACTGCGCGATTGTGTTTAAGGCTTCGCGTACCCTGTCTCCCTTTGCTACTGCGTACAACATAGACAATTGTAGGCTTGGGTCTATAATAAAGTCGCTTATGCTTAGGCCGATGCCTTGTAGTATACCAGCGAGCAATACCGTAACATCCACACCCGCGTATGCAGGCAGGGCGGGCATTTCCTTTTGGCCTATATAACTCAGTTTGTCCGTGCAGGACAAATTCACGAGCGCGAACCCGCCCTCAGATTTCTCGCTATACCACGATTCGGTGTAATACTCGCCAAACGCTACCCACGTAATGCCGAGGTCCTCAGACATATATATGTTGACCTTTACGCCGTTGCGCATATAACCATAGTAGGATGACCCTGTGTTGGTAGTTAAGAGCGCCCCCGTCCTGTCAAATATCCGAAAACTTGCATAATTTGGGGTCATGATACCAACCGGATTACCGTCCGTTAGGGCGCTGTTTTCCTGTATTTCGATGCTTTCCAGCATCTTGTCATCGCCGCTATTCTGCGTTGCGGTGTAGGTAGAGTTGTTATCAAAAGTTAATACAATTTGGAAAGTTTGCCCGTTTGTCCAGGGCTGAAGCGTTACTGCTGCCATATGCTACACCCCTATCTTTAACCGTTTGCGAGTGATTTGTGGCCCTCAATCTGAATCCAGTGATACTCAAACTTAAAATAACCGGTCTGTGCCGTCTCGTTTATCACAGTCACAGGTGTAACCTGAATTGGTACACCTACATAACAGCGCTTCGTGATATACCCGCGGTCTGGTGTCCATGACGTTACCTGAAAAGAGTTTGTACCTGCCGACAACTTCGCCTTAATGTAGGCATCAAGTACCCGCATATCTTCAAGGCTTATCACTGAATACGCCCAGTTGAATTTATCCTTATTGGCTATGATTACCGAAATGAAAGTCCCGCCAGAGTTGTTATATGACCGCGTGATGCTCTCCGTCTCGTGCAACCACGCGCCGAGTTGGGGTGCGGGTACACAATAATTGTCAATCTTAAACTCGCTACACGTGTACTTTGTGCTTAAATCCGCGATTGTCATGTACCCCACCCCTTATCTTGCGCCAAAGTTTAGTGCGCCCGTATTTTTTAGTTGGTTTGCGATTGTGCTGCCCATCTTGCGTGCCAAGCGTTCAATCTGCCCGTCGTCTGCTATGATTGAACCACCTTGTCCTAAGTGTGCATTGATTGTTACATTTGCACCTGTGTTGGCTTCTGCCCTTACCGGCTGAGTGTTTACTGCTGCGCTTCTTTGCGCTTGTGGCGTTGCGATTGATGCCGCTCTTTCAAACCCACCCATATCAAACGAGGGGATGTTCACGCTACCTAAAAGTGAGGCGGCACCGTCCGATATCCATCGCCCGGCTGCGTTTGCTACGCCCTCAACACTTAAACTTCCTAACCCCTGTAATGCTTGCTGTATCCACTCAAAGAACTGTCGCCCTTTTTCTACCAACTCGCCCAGACCCGTGAAATTTAAGACTGTGTCCCAACTTCCGTTCTCGTCTCGGAACTTATTGAGGATGTCAAAACCCTTAAACAGTAAGCCGATAGGCCATGTTATAGGGTTAAACAGCAAACCGTCTTGTATGACACTTCTTATGAACCCTGCGGCATCGCCCTCGAGCAGGGCTTCTATTTCCGCTATAATGGGGAACTTGTGCAGGGCTTCGCCTGCGAAAGCACTTATTAAGTCCCAACCCTTAGCGTCGCCTTTTTTTGCCAGTTCTATAAACCATTTGCCCGGCCTGTTTAGCATTTTTTGCATCTCATCCATCTGTTCCCACGTTTTGGAATCAAGGTTGAAAAATGCACTTACACCCTTACCTGCCTCGCCCCAACCGGACACCATACCCTTTATCGCTTCTTTTGCTTTACTTGCGCCTTTTTCTAACCCTTTTACAAGTCCGTCCTCGCCCATTAAGTCGATTAGCCCTGTATCTGCAAGGTTGAACTCTGGGATGGCGTTGTTGTAAGGGTTAACGCTCTGCACCTCATCAAAACCCATTAGTTGTTGCTTGGTCGCATCGAGTTGGTCGCCTACTTTTTTGTACTGTGAATACAAGTCTCCTGCTGCGTCTATTGAGGAAGCGGATGGCCCTAAATCGTTGGCTAATGATAGTTGGTTCATACCCATGAGGTCACGGAATCCGTTGACAACCCACATCGTACCCTCGCCTATGCTCAGCAACAACTGACCTACTGTTTCGAGTACAGGGATGAATATTACCTGCGCGTGTTTTGAAACGCTGTCCCAGGTGTTAGCCAGTTTTAGTTGCATAGATGCTAAAGTTGTTGTGCTTTCGGCATCTGATGTTTTCAAAAGTGCTGCCTGCTCTTGTATCAGCATCCACCTTGCGTATATCATCGTCGCCTCTGAAACTGAACCGTTGAATGCGTCAATTCCCTTTTTCTGTAACAGCCACGCTTTCGCCGCATTATCGCTTGTGTTGATGCCATACCCACCTAATGAGTTGCTGCCATTTAGTGCGCTGTTTACTGCACCCTGGACATCCTCTGTTTTCTGCCCTGTACTCAAAGATAGTTGCGTAGCAAGTCTATTAGCGCCAAGGCCCATATTTCCTGCGCTCTGGCTGTCTATGCCTGCGGCTCTGCCTATTTGGGCTGTTGAGGCTACCATCTTCAAGGTTCTGTCTTCGCCTATTCCGAGTTGGTCATTTAAACGCGTTGCCCAACTGGTCGCCATTTCAAAACTTGAACCTAATACATTTTCAGAGTTTGCGATTCCGAGTTCGTACTCATAGCCGCCTTTTCCAAGTTTGTACATAGCCGCTACCAGCGCGGTTATTGCTGCTACTAACCCTGTAACAACCCCTGTTGCCGCCAGTGCTGTTGTTCCTATTCCTGCTATACCTGCGCTCGCACCTGATGCGGCTGTGCCTGCTGTTGCCAATCCACCGGTGGTGCTGGTTAGTGAGGAGGAGAATGCATTGGTTTGGGTAAGGGTTGAGCGCAATGCAGCTGTGAGGATATTGGCAAAGTTTCCGTTCCCGCTTAAAACACTTGTGATTTGGCTCATATGCGACTGTATAGCCTGCAGACCCTGTGAGCGAGATTGCCCCGTTAATGCGGTTACACGCTGTTGTACTGTTTGCAGACTCTGAGACAGGTTACCAGACCCCGATGACTGCGCATTAACGGCTCTGCCGATGGTTTGTACATAGCGCGTGGTTTGCGCTGATAGTTGACTATAGACGGCGTTGGTTGACTCCAACGCGCTCTTGTTGTCTCTTAAAACTTGTGTGAGTTGCTGATTTAGGCGCATTATGCGCACAAGGTTATCATCGTAGGAATCGCTTTGCGCTGAAATAGCGACTGTCGCCTGCTGTGCTGCCATTGCGATTACCCCCTTTGGCTTAATATTTCTACGTTCTTTTCATCCGCTTGTGCCTTTTTACTCATAATCCTGCTGATGTACGCCTGCCGCTCTTGCTCTGATACTTGCGAGGCATCCACGACTTCCGTGATTTTTCCCTGCTCTGATATAAAACTTGGTGCTTGTAGGCCGTCCTTGCTGAATAACTGACCCACCTTAACGGCGAGGTCATAATTTTTCAACTCTTCAACCTGCGCTACCCTTTCTACTACTGCGTGGACTTCTGCCATGCTCATAGCCAAAAAGTCTGCATAGGAAAGACCGTGCGCAATGGCGGTACCCAGTGTCTTGTAATACAAATCTCTTAGAGTACTGCCGTCAAACTGCTTGCATACTCGCTTAGCGCTCTCACTTCCTGGCTTAGCACAGGTAGATATGCCTTTATCGCGTCCTGGCTCGTTCCCAGTTCCCCGATTGCCTTTATCTCCTGCTCTGCGATAAAAAAACCGCTGTCCCTTGCCTCGCTATATGCCACGACATGTAATGCGGGGCATGTATACCCCTCTTCCATCCATTTTTCGATTACTGCATATGCCTCGTCTTTCGTCTGCCCTTTTGTTCCTACCTGCACCAATGTTCGCAGATTAACCGGCGTGTACTCTGCCAATTTGTCCAACTTTACGTCGTTTTCTGCACAAAACCTGAATGTCAACATTGTATATCGCACACCCAACGATGCTATTAGTTCTTTCATATCGTTATATGTAAACTTTTCTTTAATTTTCATCTTTATACCTCTCTATCGGTTCTTCATTATGGTGGTGGGTCAGGCTTCGCCTGACCCACCACCACTCTGTATTAGATGTGTGTATTAGACTGGTGCGACATACTCGTGAGACGCACATACAGGTGTGTATGTGATTTTTAGTGTCTGCACATTATCCGTAGGCTTTGAGCGCTCAACCTTGGTTATCAAAGCGTCATACCAAAGTGATGCAGGGATGTTACCCGGATATACTGACAATAGTGAAAGCACAGTCTTGCTGACCAATGCAGTTCTTAGTGTGTCATAAGCTGTCTCCTCGAAAAGTATTTCAACTGTACCTTCGCTCTGGTCGATTTCTGCACCTACTTTACCCTTGTAACCATCGCCGTTTACGACTAAATAATCCTTTACGGCTACACTTGGCACAGGCTCTGTAGCGTCCAATATGTCCCCAAGTTTGTTAGCGTCTAAAATAACCGGCTGCACGCCTTTTGCGCCTTTGTACAGGTTATAACCTAATCCCGTCATTGCTGTTGCCATCTTCATCTTCCCCCTTATTAGTTGTAAAATACTGTATAATTTAGGCTAAACACCGGTACGCCCGATGGATTTACCCCAAGTTGGTTTATATCGCCAAGTGCCTTATACTGCTGTATTTGAACACTGGCCGTGTCCTCTGATACTCTAATATCGTGCGTTGTGTTGAGCGCTTTCTGTAAACCCTCTAACATCGCCATACATGCGTACACACCGGCTTCTGTGTTTTCACTCACTATGTTTAGCGTTATTTGTGACTTTCGAGTTACATACTCCCCACCATTTATGATGCGTTTCTCAGGTACACCACCTTTGAAAAATACCCCTATTGACTTTAACTTGCCTATATCTTGCATACCGAACGATACCTTATAACCGGAGGGTATCAACCCCTTGATGTGGATGTATATCAACTTTATACTCGGTGTGCTCATACGTAATCCCTCCAAGATGCCCCACCACCGGAGATGGAGGCGGTTAGTTTTAGTGTGGTGGTTAGTTCAAGTGAGAGGTAAAAAGTAGGAATATTCGTTGCCCCGTATGACATTAAGAGTTCACCCATCGCCTGATTAAACGCGTCTGTAAGCCATTTTGCACGGGTGTTACCCATGTGGTAATTAGTCATTATCTCGTGCACATATCGAGCGTATAAGGCTGTGTACTCAATCCCGAACCCTGCCTCGTCTTCCTCATACAATACAGAATTTTTTAAGTTCCCCTTGTCCACCGGTACCCACTGTTGTGCTAGTTCCAATGTGCGCTTTCCTATGCGGTGTACTATTAGTGATTTGGTCTCTTGCGGCATCGTAGCGTCTGCTAATCTGCCCTGCTTGTATGCATCTAAGACTTCAACCGAAACTTGCACCTCAACCACCACCCAAAGCGCCTGCGTATATGACATAGGCTACGATTTTACCCCTTACATCTCTCAAAGGTTCAACCGCTTTTACCGGCATAAACCCATATCCATCTTCGGTGCAGGCGATTTCGTCTTGGCGGTTCATCTTGCGAGTTGTGATATACGCATAGTCGCTGGAATTCACTAATTCGTTGCCCGATGCCCTTACCCCTGCCTGTCCATCTGCTCGTACCAACAACTGCTCTTCAGGACCAAATATTGGCAAGTCGAGGTCTTCGCTTAGTCCTATCCGCGGCTTATATGCTACCCGTGTCTTAAAAGTGCCTTTTAGGTGCATAAGTTCACCGCCTTTCTACTTGTTTACTGCATCCAAGATTCTGGTTACGTTTGTGTCTATCGTGTGCAACCGGCCGTTTATTTCGTCTGTCAGTTTTCTGTTTGTCTCTAAAAGACCCTTATTAACTGTTGTTCCGGTTTCTATCAAACCCGCTACGCGGTTTAGGCTGTCAGATGACGCTTTGTTGCACTCCATAAACTTGGCGTCACGCTCTCTTGCCTCTGCTATCAAGCGGTCTTCACGCTCTCTGGCTTCTTGTAGCAACCTATCCTCGCGTTCTTTGGCCTCTGCCATCAGTTTATCTTCTCGCGCTTTTGACTCCGCCATCAGTTTATCTTCACGCGCTTTCGATTCTTTCAAATAATGTCTTACCAGGAACACAAGCGCTAAGCCCATAAATACTGCTAAAACCAGAGGAACCCCATACGTATTTGTTAGCGCTAATACGGACGATGCTGTTTCTGTCTCCATCTGCACATACCCCCTCATTTGTGTTGTATGTGCACCACAACCACGGCTACAGGCTTGTAACGCTGTCGGTTAGCCAATATCCCAAGTGGTAGCGCACACGGTCGTAATCATAAATGCCCGTCATAACTGCCTTTGTGCGCGGCGATGTTATATCATATGACCTGCTCGCCTTGCCTATCCCCTCACTACGTACCGCTGACACTGTGCGTTCCCTGATATCTGCTACTAAATCCCCATCTATCGACAAGTGCGCCACGGCGTTAAGGATTTGCGCCTCTTGCGCTGCTTTCCACCCGTCTCCGGTTCCGCCTACGCCCTCTATCAAACTGCCGTCATACGATTGTGGCGTATAAGGTAGCCAGACTATACCGGGCATAGCGACACTGTATTTTCGAGGAAACGCGAGTTTCTGTCCTGTGCCTTTTTTCCTGCCTTTATAAGACAAGTTTTGCAATGATGTTGCGCTTGCTATAAGGGCTTTTGTCTTATCCGTGTCGCTTGCATTAACCCACGCCTGCGCCTCTGTGCTTGAGTCCAGGTACTGCTCTTCTACGTAAGTGTTAGCCTCGGCAAGCGTTACGTAGGTATTAATATGTACTGTCAGTTCCGCTGCCATGTGCTACCCCCTACTTGGCCTTTTTCTTGGGTTGAACGCGGAGGATGTCCTCGACCTTAGGCATTGCAGAGCGGAATCTTTTCGCCATATCCTCGTCAGAGTACCTTATCGCGTTTCCGTCCTCGTCTGCCTCTACTTCATAGTCGCCCAGTTTTCGCATTGTTTCGAGTTGTTCCATATCAGTCTCTGCTATATAGCGTATCGTCCCGCTTGCATTTACTTTTATATACATTTTTTGTCCTCCGTTTGTGGTGGCTGTGTGGTTTGGTAGGTTAGGTGGTGCGCGGCTAAGCCGCGCACCACCTAACCTAAGAGAAAGGAGAGATTAAACCGCAGTTACAGCAAACAGTAAGCCCACTTGGTTGTTGTACTGCACGGAATCGTAGATGATACGTGTCTGGTAGGAGAAGGCATCTGCACGCTGATTAACGCCGATGTTCTCGAAGTTTACGGCGTAGCCTGTACCCTCGCTGATACCTGCAATTTCGGCGCTGACTTGTGCCTGTATGCCATCCAACAAAATAGCAGGTACGAGCAGGTTGTTAACCACGTGGCGCAAGCCAAAGTGGGACGCACCCTCCGCAACTACGAGAATGTGCACAGCCTTTGCGGCTCCGTCTGCTACCCAACCGCCTGCCTCTTGGCCTGCGCTGGTTCCGTCGAGGATATCGACAAGTGTAACCATGCGGTTGTCAGGCACGCGAATTAATCTCAGGTTGTTGATTTCGTAGCACTTTGTGGTTATTACTAACCCGCCTGGTGTCTTGTAGGACACAACTGCGGCGTTAGCCAAAATGTGATTCGCTATCAAAGCGGCTTCGAGTACAGCGTAGACTGATGCGGAGATAAAGCAGTTGCTCATACCAGCATACCCAGCGTTGTACATCTTCTGCTCCAAGGCTTTGAGAGTGTTTATGATATTTGTAGCGTCTACTGCCAATGCCGCTGTGGTAAAAGTGTTACCAACAGGCACTTTCGACATCAACTTAGCCACTGTCGTGGCATCCATTTCTGCGCCTATTGACTTCAAATTGGCCTTGGCGATGCGTACGCCGCCTAATTCCATACCCTCTACAACTGCGTTGAACTCGTCAACTGCGTCAACGTTAC